TTTAGCAGAGTCGCAAGTCAAAAGCAAGCTGAACGAAATGGCAGACGAGATGCTACCTTTGATTTCGGAACTAATCCGTGTAGCGAAATCATCCTCAGACCCTACCAGTTCTGCAACCTTTCAGAAGTTGTCGTTAGGCCACAAGATACACTCGCTAGCCTCAAACGAAAGGTTCGGGTTGCGACTATCCTTGGGAGTCTACAGGCTACCCTTACCGACTTCAGATATTTGAGGAGCGTATGGAAGACCAACACAGAAGAGGAAGCACTGCTAGGCGTGAGTCTCACGGGCATCATGGATCACCCTTTGCTGTCCGGTAGAGGTGACAAGGCCAAGCTCAAGAAGTGGCTGACGGAGATGCGTAATGAAGCTATTGAAACTAACAAAGAATGGGCTGAGAAGCTGGGCATCAATGCTTCTAGTGCAATCACTGCTGTTAAGCCTTCGGGCACTGTTAGTCAGTTGGTCGATAGCGCTAGTGGTATCCATCCTCGTTATAGCGCACAATACATACGCCGTGTACGCGCAGACGCTAGGGACCCTCTTTGCTCCGTCCTAGAGGCCGCTGGTGTCCCTGTAGAGGACGATCTCATGTCACCCAGTACTAGGGTATTCAGCTTCCCTATCGCGTCTCCTGAGGGCGCTGTGACAGCCTCAGAGATGGGTGCTATGGAGCAGCTAGAGCTATGGGAGATATATCAGGACTACTGGTGTGAACACAAACCGTCCATGACTTGCTACTACCGTGATGAGGAGTTTCTTGAGGTGGGACAGTGGTTGTACAACAAGTTCGATAAGGTCAGTGGTATCAGCTTCCTGCCATATTCAGACCACACGTACCAGCAGGCACCGTATGAGCCTGTAGACAAAAAGACGTACAACCAGCTTGCTAAGGACTTCCCAAAGGAAATATCGTGGGATATAGAAGAGGCCAGCGATATGACTGAGGGGTCACAGCAACTGGCCTGTACAGGGAACAACTGTGAGTTATGACATAAAGAATATGGAGTAACCCTCTGACTTACCTACGTCCTCTGGCTTGTCTTTCGGGTCATGGGGCGTAGGTATTCCCTGCGCTTGCATCTTCTTAACTCTATCCTTTGACTTCTGGCACATACTGTGGTAGTCGATGGATGTGTAACTTACTGTGTGTTTATCTTTGTTCTTCACGGTTTCCTCCGGTTAACATACCAGCCGCCCCTATCTGATTAGACAACGCTCTAGCCCTGTCTTTCATCGTAGGGGCTGCTCTGAAATCTCTGGCAACCCTGTCTTCAAAAGCCTTGACAGACTCGCCTTCCATCCTTTTCATTCCTGACGCTCTTTCTAGGTCTGCTACAGCCGACTCTCTAGCCTGTTTAGCCGCTAGGTTTTCTGCCTGAGATCCACGAGGCATCTCTTGGTCACCAAGCCTACGGCGCTGTATAGGCAGTACTGTTGTTAGATCAGACCATCCCGGAGGAGTCATACCAAAAATATCATGCCCGTCAGACAACATAGTGTAAAACTCACCGCCTTTAGGGTCTACTACGACAAAAGCGTTCATACCGCCTAAATCCTTAGCAGATGATCTAAACGATTGCTGTAAAACTAGTTTACCGTCCATGTCTTTTATCGTAATTGGGTTTTCTCCAATATATCTGTTCACAAAGGCCAGCGCCTCTTCCTGAGGCCCACCTTTACGTATTTTTTGACCCTTTGCCTGCCTAGCTTTTGCTTTCCAATAGGTTTCAGCGAGATACGTACTTCTAAGACTCGTTCCGTCCTCCCCTTGATAAAAAATATCACTTAAAGTTTTTTTACCCGTTTTAGTACGCCCCGCGTTCTGCATAATTGCGTTTACAATTCCAAGATACTCGCGCAACTCTTTTTCGTTCAATTCATCGCCAGCGTAGTCTTTGAACGTTTGCAACAGCTTTGGATTACTCAACATCTTAGCAATTTCAGGTGCAGTGCCTTTAGCTGTTCCTGCGGCTTCAGCACCTAAGTTGCTACCAGCGGCGGCTTTTCTACGCCCGACAACAGTTCCTGTACCTGAGTGTACGCTCCTAACGTGGTTCATGGCTCTATTCATTACATCATCGGGAATGTCGCCATCTTGTGCCAGCACTTTTCTAAGGGCAGCATCGTCAGCCATGTTTCCTGTAGATGCAACCTCACTACGAAAGGTTGGCATTGCTTCTGCCACTGTGTCGCCAAAGTCTCCTGCCCCACCTCTGGCTTGCTGTGCCATGTACGGAGACGCCATTATGTTGCCTTGGCGCACTGATGCCGACACATTACCTTTTTCGTCCACGGGGTTTATCTGCTCTGCTCTACGCCCCATCCCCGTCCCATATTGCCTTGCAGTAGCAGCCGCAGTGGGGGACATTGCTTGTCCAACAGCATATGGCATGGCCCTTAAACCCTCTTGTGCAGACCCTTTAATTTTTTCTAAAGGGCCTTTGTAAAAACCGGGAATCATAGTTCTTACGTTTTGAGGAACTGCTCTGGATATACTAGATAAGGCACCGGCACCCATAAGGTTTACAGGGTCTGCCACAACATCTAAAACAGACTCTAACCCTTCATCAGTCATCGTAGCGGTTCCTCTGTATCCTGCCCTGTTTCCTACGTTCATATTTAACGAAAAATCAGGAACACCGAAAGTACTAGGATCACCAGAGATTAACTCTTTGAGCATTGACTTTGGTTTTTCTAAGGCATAATCTATAGCCGCTGATGTAGTTGACACCGCTTGCTTTGAGTACTCGCGCTCAGTCTGCCTAGCGCTTTCTCTATATTGCTTACGTAGATCGTATAGATTATCTCTACTCATCTTCTTCAGACTCCTGCTCACCTCTGAGCAAATCTAAAATTACTAGCCTGTGCGCCTTTAGCTCAAACAACTTATCAGATTCTTTTGTGTTTCTGATTAGCTTGTTTAAACCCGATAGTGTTTCAGCGTATAAGTCAAGCCTGTTTTGCTTTGACATCAGGCGTATTGTTCCATAAATGCCTAATCCTGCCGCACCGCCTAACGCAACAGCACCAACACCACCAGCGCCTTCAACAAAAGTTTTACCTGTAAAATACAAAGAACCTAAAGTAGAGGGCAGAAGAGCGGCGTCTTTTAATCTACGAGCTACAATACCGATAGTAGTATTAGCCTCTTTGTTTCTTTTGTTGTTCATTCTATCACGCGCTAAATAGGCGTTATGTTGTCTGTCCAACAACTGCCTTGCGTCATCTCCGGGAGTTATCCGCTTTAACGTATCATTAAGTATATTCCTAACTACACGAGAAGCCTTACCCCTAGCAGAAGCTGAAGTAGCTTCTAGAACACCCGCGTATGACTCGTTCAGTAAGTCATCAAACTGTTGACGAATGTTAAGCAAGTCCATAGCAGAAACAGTGTTTTTAGTTCCTGATTGTGATACTAACTTTAAAGCGTCTTCAGCAAGCGCCTGAACAATCGTTTGAGCGTCAGGTGTTATACCTCTGTAGCCAGATGATTTGGTGTACTCTTCGATTGCTTGTCCCATTTCAGCAGCTAAGTCGTTTTTACGGATTCGTGGATTACCCGCCTGCATAATAAACTGCCGTAGCTTTTTTGACTGTTCTGTGATGTGGTTTTGAACAGCCCTCATGTTGTGATGATATGAAGCCTTAGGATCTACTTCAGGTATTCCCTCAAGTATTCCTGTGATAGTGATTGTTTCTCTATCAGGGACATATTCTTCTCTACCAATTACTCCGGTAGGCGCTGTTCTTTCGTTTGGCTTTAAAGTTTCTGGGGCAAGTAGCTGATTGATGCCTTGTCTTCTTTGGTTAAATTTCTGCCAACTAGCCCTACTCTTTGCTTTTTCAGCAGGCGCTTCAAAAATTTTTAAGTCTGGTCGTGGACTAAACAACACAGACACGTCAACGACGTTTTCAAATGTTGCGGCTGCGGCTGGGTTAGTCTCCTTAAAACTTTCGTAAGCCTCTAGGCCCTTTTCTGCCATCTGCGCCGCCGCCTTAAATGAATCAGTATCTTTAACGCTTCCAAAAAGCTGTTCAGCGCCCTCTCGTATAGAGTTTGGCAATGAAGTTATAACAAAATCAGTAATAATGTCTCCTGCTGTCATACCAGCAGTTGCAACAGCCGTGGTGACTTTTTGTGATGCGCTTGGCTCATACCCACCAATACGTAAAGCATCGGTACGCTCTTGGTACTCTTCTACGCCTCTTTCTATAGCCTCAGGCACACGCTCCATAAAAGCAGTCATTCTTTCTGCTTCTTCCTGTGCGCGTCCTTTTTCAATCTCTACCCATTGACCGCCAATCAGGCCAAACCTCTGTCCTGTTCGTTGAACAGAGGCAGTCTTCATTTCAGTCCACTGGTTTGTTTCAGGATCTAAATAGTACCGTTGTCCTGTTTCTTGGTTAGTAGCTGTCTGCATAAAAACCTCAGTCTAAGGTTGCGCCCGGAGGAAGAGCAGGAATACCTGTATCATCTGTAGTCGTTACCGTGGGCTGTTCTAGAGTTGGTCTAGCCTTTAGAGCGGGGATCCTGTAAAAAATTAAAGGGTCTTGTCCTTGGTCTTTTCTTATGTCTGCTGTAATATCATCAAATAAAGACAAAGTTCTGTCTGCATCATCCTTAAGAATTTTTAAAATGTTTCTTAAAGCAGTGGCGGTCATCGTAATATCCCCGGCTGACGCAAGCTGTGCAAACTCTCTATCTGCGTCTGACAACCCAGTTCCTGCACCAAAGTCCTTAATTATGGTAGCGACACGAGGAGCCGCAAGAGCACTAAACACCTGAGTATTTTCTAATTTAGGATCACTAGGGTCTAAACCAGCGGCAGAAGCAATAGCCTGTTTCGCGCCTCGCACAAACAGCTCTGCGTTTGCTAGCCGACCTGTAATCATCTCATCTACATTAGGTAGCACCTCCGTGATATTGTTCATCATTTTAGTTGCATCACCAGCCGCATTAGCCAAATCATCGTATCGTTTTACGCCAGCTTCCGCTAGTTTTTCGTTAGTAAAGTTTGCAATATTTTCAACTTGCTGTCTATTAGGCGCTGGACGCAAGCCTAGATCACTAGCCCTAACAAATTTTTCAGTCGTTGGTTCTTTAACTCTGCCCTGTTTATTTACCTCAAGCATTATTTCATTGCCGTTGGGATCAATAAACGATTTAAGAGTTGCTTCAGAGCCTTCTAATACTTTAGCAAAACCGTCATCGGATAAGTCGGACATATACTCTTCATACTCAATACCAGCGTTTTTAGCCAGCGCTTTTCTCCCCGGTATTCCACGAGTTTTAATAACATCTTTTATTTCAAAAGCTCTTAAATCTTTTTGAATAGCTCTTAAAGATTCTTCATCTGTTGTAGATAAAGCTCTTTCAGCTAATTCGTCAAGGCCTAGTTTTCTGGCAGAGCTTGCAATAGACTCTCTTCTTGCCTGTAGAGCGACTCCTTGTTGAGTTGTCGCCTGTAAATCTCTAGCTTGCTGTGCTAAATCTAACGCCTCTTGTGTGCGCCCAAGACTATTCATTTGTTGTGCGGCGTTTAGAAGCTGCTCTGGAGTAATGCCTGTTGGTTGGATTAAACCTGATGTAACTGCCTGAGTAGCCGCATTAGTAAACGCAGTAGCAGCTTCCTCGTTGCCTTGTGCACGATACTGGTTTGCGAGTTGCTGTAGCTTCGCAGGATTATTTGCGTGTTGCTTGAGTAACTCCTGTATCTCAGCTTGACGTTGCTCTTTCTGCTGACGCATCATCATACTACGAGGAGCAGCACCGATAGAACGACCAACATTCATTAACTCTTTTTGATACGAGGGGTTTAGCAAACCCGCTAGCATCTGTTGTGAAAATTTAGCCATCGTCGTCACCTCCTCCTACTCCTAATACATCAAAGATGTCTCCAAAAATTCCACCACTTTTTTGTGCACCAAAGAGTCCACCTAAAACACTAGCACCAAGGCCACCCAACAGATTAGCTTGAGCCTGCTCTGCTACCAACCTAGCTTCAAGACCACTCATCATTGTCTCACCAAACTGACCAGCACCAAACAGTTGTCCCTGCTGTTGCATCTGCTGGTATGGCAACATAGCTTGTTGTAGTTGCATCATCTGAGTCTGTGGAAGGTAAGCAGCGCCCATAGAGCCAACACCAAGATTCTGCTGTGCCGCAAGTTGCTGCAAGTCTGCCTGAGACAACTGACTACCCATGCCTGTAAACATCTGTGCTTGTTGTGCCAACTGAGCTTGTTCTGCCTGTGCTTGACCCATAGCCTGCAACATAGCTGTGTTTCTAGCTTCTGACTGAGCTTTACCAAAGGCTAGTTGCTCTGGTGTGCCACCAAACTGTGCAGTCTGTACACCTAAGCGTCCCTGTGCGGCCAAGCGCTCTTCCATTGCCTGTGCCTGTCGTTGCTCCTCAGGGGACTGTGTAGCCCTAATACGCTCATAGATGTCTGTCTCTCGTTGAGCTAGGTCAGTGTCGCGCAAGTCTCCCATCATGCCCCTACCCAAACCAAACGCCTGTTGTGCTGCTCTTCGTCCCTGTTGTTGACCAAAAGGAGTAGCAGCAAGTTGCTGTTGAGCACGAGTTAGCATAGACTGTTGAAACGCTTTCTCTGGATCAGAGAGAGTCATGCTCGTGCCTACGCCAAGAAAGTTGCCTTCCTCGTCAAACTGAGGCATTGCAGAAAACCCACCTCCGGGCATCGTAGACGACACAGTAAACGGTCTAAACTGAGACATTCCTACGGCTTGTTGTGCTAGCTCAAGGGCACCGGGAATATACTGCCCGTCTACTGTTGTCCCTAGTAGAGACTGCTCGCCAATATCACTGAGACGGTTTATAGCCTCTGCTGTAAGCAAACCACCACCAACAGCGCCACCAATTCCTAAAAGTTTCTGTAACCACTCTGGCATTAGTAAGTACCTCCATCAATCGTCCCTGTAGACAGAGTTCCTGTAAATGTCAAGTTTGGAATCGTCACAGTACCTGTAAACGTAGGTGAAGCAGTGTTTGCTTTGGTTGCAATCGCAGTTGCAATGTCATCAAACTCTGTGTTAAATTCAGTGCCTTGAATAATTTTGCCAGCATCTCCAGAAGGCAAACTATCCTTAGCAGCAAAGTTAGTTGTCTTTGTATAGTTGCTCATAATGTTTTACCCATAAGTGCTAATACGTTGATTTCTTGGAGAGATAAAGCAAAACCGTTTATTTCTGACTCAAGACCAATAGTAATAATAGAACCGCCACCTGTAGCATTAACAGGAGGTCTGGTTGTTGTTGCTCCTCCAGTAAACTCAGCAACAGTGTACTCTGAAGCTGCTTCGTTAAAGTAGTAAGGGGTCTGGTTACCTACCGTAAACTCCTGTGTGCTGTACGATGTGCCAAAGTCGTACGCCCACTTAACAAACACGGTAGCACTGTTAGCGCCTACCAGCGTAGGACGTAGTTTCTTTAGGAACTTAACCTTCGACGGATCACCAAAGGTCAATCCGGGGCTGTAGTACCTGAAGCGGTAACTAGAAGTCCTAATTGTTCCTGCATCGTTGTACTCATCTGCGTACCCAGCGTACTCACCCACGCCATCATCAGTTCCTACCAGTAACGTACCATCGTTCTTTCTCTCGTACGCCTTGAACGGAGCAGAGGTCCAACGTGTGGCTCTGTACGCACCGTTCTCTAGTCTACCTTTGAGATCAAAGCAGTACGTTGTGTTAGTATCTGGAAACGTAATCAGATAGAACGAGTTCTCAGGGCTGTACACAGATGCCGTAGGAGCAGTCCGTGTTTCAATTAAGTTAATAATCTCACTCTTTATGTTTGCGCTTAAGTCAGACAGAGGTAAAGACTTTTCTTGTATTGTTCTGCCAAAGCTCCTCAGACCGTTCTGAGACATAAACAACACATCAGTACCAATGTGCTGTACAGAGTTTCTACAGATGCACCCAACGCCAGCTACAGTGTCAGCCAGAGCCATCGTTGCTGGACTCACGGCGTTAGCGTACACGAGGATGCTGTGCTTGCCTAAAATAAGCAGAGCGTTGTTGTGGGCTACCAAAGCCCTTACTTCGTCGTACCCATCAGGCCAAGCCTTAGATACATCTATAGAACCACTGGAACCACCAGTAAAGTCTGTGCCTATTAACAGATCAGACCAGTAGATCGTCTGGGTGTCTGCGGCGTTGTCTACGATCCACAGCCTACCGTACGCTGCTAGAGCCTCGTGACAATAGAAGTTACTGTTAGTAGACGTACCTGTTGCTGTGGTAAACGTCCTGAGTCCATTTGTGTTATCGTACACAAGCGGCTCCTGTCCACGCTGGAAGAAGTAAGCCTTGTCGTTAAAGTTGACTATCTTCCAGTTGTCTGCTGTAATCGTGTACGAACCGGGAGTAATGTCAGTAAGCGTGTCATCAGGATTAGTAGTCTGTGTGGTCTTAAATATCTTGTTGTTGCCTGTGACAAAAACTTCTTCGTTACCAGCGTCATCGTAAAAGTGGTGAATCTTGACAGCGTAATCAGACCCAAGAGGTGTGTTTACAGCAGTCAACAAGTCTACACCCTTACGTGCAGCAATACGCCCACGCTTGTCAATAACAGCGTTATCAGCAATGTCTGCAAAAGAGAAGTCCTGTCCAATCGGAGAGTCTTCTGTGTTGACTCCCTTGAAGCCCGGAGCAACTAGATTAATACTTTGTAGTGGCTGTGCCATACACTAGTCTCCTTAGGG